GTAACAACAGTTAAGCCATCAGGATCAGTTTCAATTCTTTCTGGTGCAACTCCTGGAGTTCACTGGGGTCCTGGAGGAAACTTCTTCCTTCGTGCAGTTAGATTTGGAAACACAGATCCAATGATGCACTTGTTCAAAGCAGCAGGGTACACAATCGAAGATGACGTAGTATCAGCAAATACATCAGTTGTATACTTCCCAATCAAGTCAGGTCACCCACGATCTGAAAAGGATGTTACATTATTTGAGAAGATTGCACTTGCTGCAACTGCTCAGAAGTACTGGTCAGATAACGGTGTCTCCGTAACACTTTCATTTGACAAGGAAACAGAATCAAAGCATGTAGTCCCAGCACTGCATATGTACGAGGGACAACTAAAAGCCGTGTCATTCCTTCCAATGGGAAATCACACCTATCCACAACAGCCATATACTCAGATTACTGAAGAGCAATATGAGTCATATATTGGCAAGTTGAAGCATATTGATTTTGCTGCTATTTATGATGGAGCAGAAAATCTTGAGGCTCAAGGTGAAATGTACTGCACTACAGACTACTGTGAAATAAAAATAAACAAGTAGTCTTCTGTGGTAAAATAGACTTATAATGTCTAATCCATCAAACCTGTATGCAGAGAAAATATACGCAGAACATCCCATGGCTCTTTGGGCACTGGACGATACTGCAGACTATATAAGTTTGATAACAGAGCCTAAAAGAAATCTCTTAAATTGGGAAATAGATAATGGATCTGCTTCAGCCTATACTTTATCTGACGAACCTTTTCCAGCAAGTGCTACATTTAAGATAACTGGAGATCTAACATCAGAGTTGTCTGGCCAGGTTGCATGTGTAAGTGAAGACATTATTAACTTTAGCCTTTTAAATAAAGATCTTTCTACTTTTTCAATTGGAGGATTTTTTAATTCTTTAAGTGCATACGCATCTAGTTTTGAAATAGGTTATGAATATTTTGACACAACCTCTGGAAACAAAATTCAAAGACTAAAAAGTTATCCAGTTTTCTTGTACAACGAATGGTTCTTTATATCGGAAACCTTTGAGATGCCAGAAGACAATACAGAGTTTAGAGTTGTTGTAAAAATTAACTACATAGGTGGTGCTTCCAACACTAGCGACTACACCTTTTTAGTTAATGGAATAAGTGTTGGCCAATGGTCTGAAGAATTCAACTCTTCCTCTCTTGGAGTAACAAAAGAACTGATCCCTTCAGAAATAGCAATAGAAGAATCCTATGGAATACCAGCGAATGCCTACGGACTTGAAGACAACCAAGGATACTATCTAGTTTCCAATAACAGTTTGATGGCAAAAAATACTGGAATACCTTTAGTGTATGGTGCATCAAATCTTACAAAACTTTTACCAAACAAAGATCAAAACGGTCAGCCAAAACCATCTTTAATTATTCCAGGACTTGGATTTATGGGAGAAGATGGTCACAACAAAGAATACACTTTAGAAACTTGGATAAGAATAAATTCAGATTCTGTAACAAAAAAAAGAATTATTGGCCCAATAGCCTCTGATGATGGGTTATATGTTGATGGCCCATTTCTAACATTAAAGATAGGATCAGTTTTTGGTTCATACTATGTTGGAGAATGGACCAGACCAATGCTTACACATATTAGGCTTTCTGAAAATAATGGTTCTCTTTTGGTAAATGGAGAAGAAGTAATATCTTTAACTTATTTAACCTCAGAGTTAAATTTTCCTAAAAGTGTATTGAATGAAAAAAGTCAAGACTGGATAGGGTTTTATGCATACGAAGATGTTTCTCCAATAGAGATTGACTGTGTTGCAATATACACTTACCAAGTTCCAATAGTCCTTGCTAAAAAAAGATTTGTATATGGCCAGGGAGTTGAATTTCCAGAGGGCATTAATCAAGCCTACAGTGGCTCATCAGTTTATGTAGACTATCCATTTGCAGACTATACAAATAACTATTCTTATCCAAACTTAGGCAACTGGTCTCAAGGCATAGTAGACAACCTTGAAATAAAAAATAATTTGCTTTCTACTCCAGATTACAGTCTTCCAGAGATTGTTTTAGGGACTGGATCAATTACTGAAATATACAATACTTTAAAAAATCAGCAAAGTGAAAATGAAAATTTCTTTTCTTTTGGAAGTAACACTGGCCATATGTATTTTGAGAACCTAAATTTCTTAAAAGAAAAAGTAAGATCTTTTTATGGTTCATTTAAATTTTTATCTAACTCTCCAGATAAGCAGGTATTGTTCCGAATTAACTCAGGCACATCTTCTAATTACTTTGAGATATATTCTGAAGGTCTTTCTGTTGTCTATAAGTTGTATTATGGAGGAACCGAAAACACACTATTAACTTTGTCTGATGTAGGAATAGGAGAACTATTTTCTGTAGGTGTTGACATAGAAAAAATTTCTAAATATTTTGGTGGAACCGTTGCATCATTTTTTGGAAACTCAAACTCTTTAAGTTTTTATATTGCTGGAAATTCAAACTTAACAGAAACTTTTGGCGGAAGAATTTACAAGGTAGGATTCTGTACTGCCAGAAATCATAAAAAGATAAATCAACTGTTTAATGAAAAGGGAATTGTTATAGAAAACGACAACGTTTTCTTTGAGTATTTACAAACTCCAGACATAGACTATAACTCTACAGAAAATTATTTTGGAACTAATCCAGCAGAATGGGATACCCTGGTAAGTGGTGGAGAGGTTTCTTCAGACGGGGTTGCCACTTTGCAAGAACACACAGCAAGTTACACCCTGTCTCCATTGGTATCCTTTGACAAGTATTCTCTTGACATAGACATTCAGGGCTACTGGGAAGACTACGTTCCTCTTACATATTTTGCTCAATATGTAAAAGATAAAAAATATAAAGAATACTATGATCTAGATTTTATTCAGTTTAATATAAACTATCCCTCTCCTTCAGTGTTTATAGAAGAAGAGCAATTTGGCTCGTGGACTTACAAGGAATTGTCAGAAGAATATAGCAATCCTGTTCAAAGAGATTATTCTTCTTTAGGAAATCAACTTTTTACTAACTACTTAAACTACGATGATTTAAAAAATAGAGCGTACAAAAACTATAAATATGACACAAGCAATTCTCTTGTAAGATCTTACGTTACTTTTCAGTATGTAAAGAATGGGGCAAATCTTTCATCAGAAAATTTTGTAAACATCGAAAAGCCATCAAAGGATTCCATAGTTGTTCCAGGTGAAAACTGGAACTCTACCAAGTATGAAGTCGTAGACAATATGATTATTTATCCTCCGCTTAACTCAAACATCTTAGATATTGCATTAGTAACTCACTTAGATTTTGAAGTAAAAGGAGTACTAAAAAATAAAGTTTCTTTAAGAACTTTGGAATATGCATCTCAAGCATTTAATGCAACATCTACAAATCCTATAGGAACTAGATTTGGACAAGAGGTTTACCCATATAAAAAATCTGGATTCTACTATGACTATAAAAGTCAAAATCCTTTTACAATTTATAAAGGAACATCTCCATATCTTTATCTAACAAGATACACTGGTCTAGAATTAAAGGGTGCTATTGACCCATTAGAAAATCGTGGGCTATCTATTCCAATCAATAAGGAAAAATCAAACAACTTTAAAGTTTTAGCAATGCAGGCAGCAATTAGGTACGACAAGGATGCTTTTCCATATGCATCTACAGAAATATTTGAAATTAAGTCAAGATACTCTCATATAAAATTTTACATGGTTGCTATACATCCAACTGGAGAAAGAGCAAAAATTTATGCAATTGACGTAAAAACTGGCAGATTGGAAAATGGAATAAACTTTTATTGGAATGGAAAAATTGTAAAGGAGCCAGTGATAACTGTTAAGGAGTGGGGCTTCCTTGGAATCTCTTTCCCAAAGTTGCTAGATTTTGAAAGCAGGGTTGGGCTTCTCAATTTTAACGGCCCATTGACATTTAATACTGTGTCTTACTATCAATCTACAAACCTTCAAGAAATTCAGAAGGTAGAAGAAAGACCTTGGTTTGCGGTTGAAAATGCTCCACCAGAAACCCTTGAGTGGGACTACTGGAGATCTACTGCATTCCTTTGGGAAGGTGTTTTAATCGTATCCTCAAAGAACTACTATGGTGTAAGCCCATCAACTATATATAAAAGTTATACTGGAACAAACAAGATTATTATTGATAGCCCAGGGACACTGAGAATAAGCAACATAAGATCAGCCAGTGACCATGAATATAGAATCTATTCTGGCATAACTTCGAAACTAACAACTGTTACTGCTGTCTAATATGGTATACTTTAGTATATGAATATGGAAGATCCACGTAAAAAGAAGAAGCAACTGCCCAAAATGAAGGGGCAAGTGGGAGAGTCCCGTGCAAAAATCATTGAAAAGCATTATGACTGGGGCCTGTATGTATATAAAAAGGCTAATGGAAAGTGGTTTACGGATGGAACAGGTTCTGTTCTTAACATTGAATCAATGAAGGGCGACATCCTACAGATCTCTAAACTCAAAGAAGCAGCAAAATATTACGGGGATGAGGGAGATGGCGAATGCATCTTCGTACCAGGATTAACAAGAATTTCAGAAGAAGAATACTCAGAACAAAAGCAAAGAATGGCAGAAGGATTGATTCCATCCATGAACGATCTTGGAGCAGTTCAAGCAGCCAAGGACACAATTGCTAAGTATGGAAGTGATGACTAATGAGTGAAGACAAAGAGTTTTTTATTAGAGCAAAAACAGATAGCCCACTTCCAGAAGATGATACATTTACAAAGCAAGATCCTTTTAATCAGACATGGGATGTAGTTAAAGACTTACAGGGACTTGATGCAAACTTTAAAAGAAGAACTTCTCGTATCGTTAAGGGTGAAGCAACTCAGGGATACATTGATAGTTCAAGAGCAGAAAGCACTGGTCGTGACGGAGCAAAGTCTAAAGAAATTAACTCAGGAACAGTATTTAGAAATGCCTATGGACTATTTGACGTAATTACTCCACCATGGAATCTTTATGAACTTGCAAGTTTTTACGACACATCATTTGCAAACCACGCAGCCATTGATGCTAAGGTAGAAAACATTGTAGGCCTTGGTTATGAGTTTAGGGTTTCTGCAAGAACAATGCTTAAGTTGGAAGCATCAGAACCAAAGACAGCAGAGAATGCACGTAAGAGAATTGAAAGAGCAAAGATTGAATTAAGCGATTGGCTAGAATCTTTAAATACAGAAGACTCATTTACTACAACAATGGAAAAGGTATTTACTGACCTACAAGCAACTGGCAATGGCTACCTTGAAGTTGGAAGAACAGTTCGTGGAGACATTGGATATGTTGGACACATTCCTTCTACAACAATGCGTGTTCGTCGTCTTCGTGACGGGTTTGTTCAGGTGATTGCAAATAAGGTAGTTTACTTCCGTAACTTTGGAGCAACCAACCCAAACCCACTTGGAACAGATGCTCGTCCTAATGAGATTATTCACTTTAAAGAATACTCACCACTTAATACATTTTATGGCGTACCAGATATTATGTCTGCAATCGGATCTCTTCATGGAGACCAACTTGCATCACAATATAATATTGACTACTTCCAGAACAAGGCAACTCCAAGATATGTTGTAACCCTCAAGGGTGCAAAGTTATCTGCTGAGGCAGAAGACAAGATGTTTAGATTTTTACAGACAGGTCTAAAAGGACAAAACCATAGAACTCTTTACATTCCTCTGCCAGGAGATTCTGATACAAACAAGGTAGAGTTTAAGATGGACCCAGTTGAAAATGGGGTACAGGAAGCATCCTTTAAAGAGTACAGAAAGCAAAATCGTGATGATATTCTTGTAGCCCACCAGGTTCCTCTTTCTAAGATTGGTGGATCTGATTCAGCAGCAATCGCTGCAGCGCTATCTCAGGACAGAACATTTAAAGAGCAGGTTGCAAGACCAGCACAAAGAAACCTTGAAAAAATGATCAATAAGATCGTAAAAGAAAAGACAGATATTCTGGAGTTTAAGTTTAATGAACTTACACTTACAGATGAGATTGCTCAGTCACAGATTATTGAGCGACTTGTTAAGACTCAGGTCATGATGCCAAATGAGGGAAGAGAACTTCTTGGACTTCCTCAGATAGAAGGCGGAAATGAACCGTTTGATCCAAAGCCAGAACAAGCAGCAAATGATAATGCAGACCGTGCAAGGGACACTGAAAGAACTAACAACCAGTCTGATGGACCAGCCACAGTAAGTGGAAGAAATCCAAAGGGCGAAGGTCGTAAATCTGACGATGTGTCCGATATGTCCAAATAGTGATACTTCAATAAAAAAGGGTATATAATAGAATAACCATGATTATATCAAAAGCGCATTGGAATTCAGATGGTGATAATATTCGCCTATCTATGCCTTTAACCAAGGTAGATAAAGAACGCAGAATTGTATCTGGTTTCGCATCCCTTGATAATGTTGATAAGCAAGATGATATTGTAACTGCAGAAGCAAGCATGTCAGCATTTGCAAAATTCCGTGGGAATATTAGAGAAATGCATCAGCCAGTAGCAGTAGGCAAGATGGTAAATTTTAAAGAAGACAAGTATTTCGATCCAGAAACAAAGAAGTTCTACAAGGGTGTATTTGTTTCAGCATATGTTTCAAAGGGTGCACAGGATACCTGGGAGAAGGTTCTTGACGGAACCCTTACTGGTTTTTCTATTGGTGGACGAATGAACAAGTGGGACGATGCTTATGATGAAAAAGCAGATAAGACAATTAGAGTTATTAAGGAATATGATTTGGTAGAGTTGAGTCTTGTAGATTCCCCTGCTAATCAATTTGCAAATATTGTTTCAGTAGAAAAAGTTGACGGTGTAGATGTTATCAAGGGTGACTCCACTGTCTTGGAAAATGTTTTTTATGACAAGGAAAATGGAATAGTTATAGCATCTGAAAATGAATCAGAACTTAGCCCAATTACTGGTGAGCAGATGGAAAACATAGGGTTCGTTGAAAAAACGGATAATGAAAAAACAAACATGATAAAATTCTTAGTTGATAGTGCTAAAGGCATTAATACTTCTAAGATTAACAAGGAGGTACAACCTATGACAGCAAACACAGAAACAGTTGCAGAAGTTATTGAAACAGAAGCATCAGTAGAAGTAGAAAAGTCAGAGGTCGCTCCAGAGGTTGATGCCGTAGTTGAGGCACCTACAGAAGAAGTTGCTAAGGCCGATGAAGCCACAGCATCTGAAGAAGTTGCAAAGTCTGAAGAGACTCCTGCAGCAGATGTAGTTGAAGAAGTTACAGAAGTATCTAAATCAGATGAAGCAGTTGTTGACTCAGTTGCTGAAATCAAGAACACTCTAGAATCAGCCTTTAGCGATCTAGTTTCAACAGTTAAGTCTTTGCAGGCAGAAGTAGAAATGCTTAAGTCTACAAAGGTAGATGTTGAAACAGCAAAAACATCATTTGAAGCAGTTGCAAAAGATATTGCAGCAGTATCAAATGATTTCAATGAATTTGGTAAGCGTGTGGAACTTGTAGAGCAAGACACTGCTTTCCGAAAGTCTGGCGATCTCGGCGAGATAGTACAGAATCAACCTGAAACG